GGCAACAGGTTCATCTTCGTTTACACTAATTCTGACAAATGATGCAACGCCCAGTAGATCAGTGGCTTGGGCTGGCGGCTCATTTAAGTTTCCCGGCGGCGCAGCAGCGCTTTCACGAACAACAACTGCAAGCGCAATTGACGTTTGGTTCTTTTTTACCCCCGATGGTGGAACTACTTACTACGGCTCCATCCCCATGAAAAACTTAACCGCTTAATAGGAGCATCAAAATGGCATTAACTACTGAACAACAAGATCAAATTGAATTTGCAACAGCTATGGCTAATGCAACTGCCGGCGGCGAACAAAAACGCGCACGCCTTGAAGCTGTTCGCTTGGCAAAAGAAACTCTGATTGAAAACGCGCGCAGTAAATCTGTGGATGAGCGTGACGTAACTGCTGCTGACATCACAACTTTTGCAGCGGCTTTGACTGCTTACATTGATGCCTGATGGATAGGTACGAATACTTCCCTAGTTGCGTTTACCGCGACGAACAACCTGAATGGGTTGGATACACTCGTCAGGTTGTTCAGAAGTATTACGATCAAGCCGCATCCAACGGTATGTTGGATCAAACGGCACACATGGCTAACGATCCAGATTTAAAGTTTCTGGTGGATTATTTAGTGCTGGCATCCGACACTATCTTGCGTGAGCAAGGTTACGACATGGACAAATACGAACTGTATGTGTCTGGGTTGTGGGGACAAGGTGTTAAATGCAACGGTGGCACAAATGTACACGTGCACAAAAACAGTCAAATCTGTGGCTGGTTTTTTCTAGAGACACCAGAAGGGTGCGCATACCCCGTGTATCATGAGCCACGCATGAATAAACAAATGGTTGAATTGGATTTTATCCAAGGCCCTACGCTCACTAATGCGTCTGGTCAGGTGCATTTCAACAACATCAAACCCGGCACAATTTTGATGGCAAACTCTTGGATGCAGCATCAATTGACGCAAAACAATTCACAGGTGCAAACAAAATCCGTACACTTTATTGTTTCACACAAGGATCGTGCATGCAATATTTACTAACGCCTTACTCAAAACCACTGGAGCCATGGGCTTGGTGGGGCGGCGCATTTACTGAGCAAGAATTAGACTGGCTCCAGAACAAAGCAAAAAATGCAGGGTTATCTGCGTCTGTTGGCGGACATGGCGCGGGCACAGTTAACTCAAATATAAGGCGCTCGCAAGTAGACTGGTTAAATAATACGCCAGACACCGCATGGGTTTTTGAAAAACTTGCGGATGTTGCATTAAAAATTAACGCCGAGTACTTTAGGTTTGATCTAACGGGTTTTGGTGAGCCACTGCAATTAACAAACTACGATCAGTCTGAGCATGGAATGTATGGATGGCACCAAGATTTTGGCTCGGGTATAAGCCGGAAACTGTCAATGGCTGTGCAGTTAACGGATCCTTCCGAGTATGAGGGCGGTAATCTTCAAATGATGACTACCAGCGAACCCCAAACAGTTAAAAAACAACGCGGTTTAATCGCTGTTTTTCCAGCGTACATGTTACATCAAGTAACCCCTGTCACGCAGGGCAGTCGTCAATCTTTAGTTGCATGGATATCGGGGCCTACATTTAAATGAATACTGAACAGTTTGAACACATCGTTCTTTACCACAACGTGTACCCTAATGGGTATTGTCAACATTTAATCAAAGAATTTGATCGTCTTGAATCTGGAGGCGCAGGTTCTAGCAGGCAGGACTCAGAAAATGCTAGTCGTCATGAAAAAGACGACCACCAGATTGGTATAAACATTAAAGTACATAACATCCTTGATTTTGACAATAAAAATTCTTGCGATATGTTTTTTGAAGGTTTGCAGCAATGCTATAACGAGTACACAAACAAGTATTCAGTTTTAAGAAACAACGGGAAAATACGTGCTACCCACATGAAAATGCAGCGTACTGGCCCCGGTGGGGGGTATCACATCTGGCATGCCGAACAAGGGCCAAACGAAAGTGCAACTCGCGCAATTACGTACATGCTTTACCTAAACACAATTACCCCAGAAGAAGGCGCAGAAACTGAATTTTTGTACCAGAAAAAACGGTTTAACCCTACAGAAAACACTATGGTGTTGTGGCCTGCGGCTTACACTCACGCACATCGTGGAAACCCAGTGCTTGGCGAAACACACAAATACATTGTTACAGGTTGGTTCTACTATGACTGAATTTGAAACTAACGGATATGTACTTGTCAAAGGCTTTTATGGCCCACAAGAAATTGAAACAATTTCACGTTATTTAGAATACTCTTTAAAACGCTACCCCGAAAACAACCAAGGTGGTGGCCCTGATGATAGCAGCAAGATTTCTTGGTACGCAGACCCCTTGATTGAAGTTGTATTGCGAAATTCTTTGTCTGAAGTAGAAGCCGCGACAGGGTTACAGCTTGACCCTTCGTATTCATTCACTCGTGTATATCAAAAAGGGGATGAATTAAAACCTCATATAGATAGACCTGCTTGCGAAATTTCTGTAACATCACACATTGCAACAGTTGGCAAACCTTGGCCAATCTACATGAAAGCTCCGGGGAAAGAGCCAACTGTGCACTACCTTGAACCCGGCGATGCTTGTATTTACAGAGGTTGTGAAGTTACGCACTGGCGTGATAAGGCGGTAGATACGGACATCAATGTTCAGGTAATGTTGCATTACGTGGATAAAAACGGCCCTAATGCTGGGTATAAATTTGACGGGCGTACAGCGCTCGGTTTAAATAAATGGAGTTAAATCATGCCTATTGGAACTTCAAAAATTGGTATTTTAGGTGCAGGCACTGTACCGGCAGGTAGTCAGACGTTTAATGCGCCGGGAACATACACCCCTGTGGGGGTAACAAAAATATCCATTGTGGGTAAAGGCGGCGCAGGTAACGCAGGTAGCTCCGGTAACGCCGGTTCTGGAGTTGGTGTTGGCGGTGGCGGTGGTGGCGGTGGCGGTGGTGGGATCACATCCCCCCAGTGTTACTGGGGGGATGGGGGGGATGGCGGGAAAGGTGGCGGCGCTCAAAATACTAGTGCTACATCTACCCCGGGCGGTAGTAAAGCAACTTTTAACCAAAATGCAAACCCCGGTGGTACAGGTCAATCCGGAACTAGTGGAAACCCCGGCGCAGCAGGTAACGCCGGTACAGCATCCACAGCCGTATCTAGAACTTTTCCCGGTGGAGCTGCTGGTAACGGTGGAAGCGGAGGAAGTGGGGGGCCCGGAGGTTCGGGTGGTGCGGCATCAAGTAGCGTGAAATCCAACCCCCCTAGCGGTGGCGGCGGTGGAGGTAACGGCGGTGGAAGCGGAGCTAGTGGCGTTGCTGGTCCGTCTAGTGCCAACTTTGGCGGTGGCGGCGGCGGCGGCGCAGGTTTTGTTAACAGTGGTGCCTCCGGGGGTACTCCGGGAATTAACTGGGGCGGGGGAGCTGGAGGTTGTGGCGGTGTAAACAACTGCGGCGGCGGCGGGGCTGGAGGGGATGGAGGCCGTCCAAACGGCGGTGCCGGTACTGGGCAGCGAGCAGCGTGTCGTCAACCACAAGGGCTTTATAGGGCAGGTGGCGGTGGTGGTGGCGGAGGTAGGTATGATTACGGTACTTACGCAGCAGGCGGTGCGGGGGGCGGTGGTCGAGGTGCCAACCCAAATCCCGCCGGAGCGGGTAATCCCGGAAGTGCCGCAAACCCAACAACCTTTAACTGCGTACCCGTGTCTGCGGGGAGCTCGTACCCTATTAGTGTAGCCAGTGGTGGTCAAATTGTTATTTCATGGAATGCGCAATGAAAAAACCAAAGTTTCCAACTCAACAAGAGATTGATGATCTTAACAATGCGATGTCTTATGAGAATCGCATGGGGGATTTTCGCAGGGCTAGGTCTGTTACCGTTGGTACTTGTTTTGGTGGCACAACGGAACTTATGATGCGTGGCAATGACGGCAACGTGTTATGGACACCCATGCAGCCGGTTGAAGTTATTGAGCTTATTCATCAACTTGCTGCAAACGTTGGGTGTCATATAAACTTACAGCCTCGCAAAGATTTTTCAAGTTGGCGTGATTGGAAGTACACTGAAAAAGAGCTTGAGCATTACCGAGGTGTACAGTCTATGCCCGGCGTTGGGTGGGCACCACATGAGCATGATATAGATCCGCATCAGAATAGAGGGCAGGTACTTCCACCCCCTGAGCAACAACCCGGTTTTAAAATTACTAGGAGTAAAGAAAATGTTGTGGCAACTAAAAAAACTGTCAACAAACGAAGCACTAAACGAGCCTCAAAAGCTTCCTGAAAACTGGGGGTCAATTTTTGGTATGGCGGGTATCCAAGATAAGCTTGGCGACCTGTCTTGGCTTGGCGATGCGTACACAGATCAAGGTTGGGTTCAAGTAGGTGAAGAAGTTTCTGCACCTATGACTGAAGAAGAAATCAACGCAACTATTGCGCAACGTTTAAAAGATACAGCATGGGCTGTAGCCTCAGACGATGCTACCATTACAAAAGGTCAGCGTGCTGACTGGATGGCGTTTCGGCAAGCGTTACGTGAAATACCTTTGCAGGCAGGATTCCCCGCCAATATTGTTTGGCCAAACCAACCGGAGTAAGCATGGCTTCACCAGAAATTAAACTCATTGCGGTCAGTAATGTTTTTTGTAGGTTGATGCATTTTGCAAACGTCGGGGATGTTGAACACGGGCACCAGCACACGTATGACCATGCCACTCTTGTGAGCACGGGGTCTGTGATAGTTGATGTTTTAGATGACAATGATGAAGTTGTTTCATCAAAAGTTTTCAACGCCCCCAATATGATTTTTATCCATAAAGACAAACGCCATCGTCTGACGGCTTTGGAAAATAACACGGTGTGTTCTTGTATCCACGCTGTGCGGGATGTGGAAGGTGAAATACTTGATCCTGAGTTTTTAGTTGAGCCACTATTTTCTACAGGTAATGGCGAGCTAATAAATTTAGTTGCACAAAAACACGGCGTACCCATGAAGGGTTTTGCCGTTAAATGAACAAGTACCTGATTCGGTTTAACAAATCAAGGGGACAACCGGGGCGGGGAACAGAGGAACATGTCTGGCGTGTATTTGAAAATGGTGTTGAACGCCTTGCAAAACACGTGAGAATACAGGTTCCGTCTTGGAGTGAAGCGGATGGCCCGGATTGGAACATTGCCTGCCACGGAACCATGATTTATTTTTCTGATACAGATACCGCTGTAATTACCGCATGAGCCAAATCAAGCCTTTTGTTCAAATTGACAATACATACACTCAAGAAGAGCTTGATGGCATATTGTTAGAGCTTGAATTTTTGCGTGTTTCTGGTATTTTTTTACCCCCCGACGGCACTGAATCCGCATTCAAAATAGATAAGAATGGCAACAAAGTATTTTTAAAAAACAATACGGGTGTTTTTTTAGACGGCGTATACAATGACAGAAATACTTCAATAATATTAAAACATAATAGAAAACT